CCTCCGGGTATATCATAGTTTGTAGTAGCCCCGGTATCAGGGTCTGTTGTAAAACATGGGTATCCAACATTTCTAAATGCCTGTTGGCTACATCCGCTTGTACTTCCGCTTCTAGCTTCTTGCTTTCCATATGCTATAACAGAATCATCCGGTATTACAACATTAAAATTCTGATTTTTAATTTGCATATATAGGCCCGCTAATTGTTTCCCGTCTGTAAAACCCTCTTCTTGGTCTAAAAAATCACTACTTTCAGCTGTTATATCTAATACCTCGCATTTTTCCACAACTGACAAAGGCCCGTCTACATCCGCCTTTACTATTAAAGTCTCCCCTTTTGTAACTTTATTGGCATTGTCTCCTTCTATCTTAAAAAATATCATATTATCAGAAGGCCTAACATAATAAAAATTACTAAAAACAGTGTTATACTCCCCTAAACTAGGCTTTACTACAAATTTATATTTGCTAGCCCAATAAGGAGCTGTACTGCTTAGTTGAACTTGAATTTTATTTGCATTCACAGAGTCGGCTGGATTTATATAAACTGTATTGTATTCCGATACCAAAACCGTAGAGGCTCTAGCGTACTCGTCCATGTAAACAATTCCTGTTTCATAATCCCTGTTACTGTGAAGACTGGATGTATCTATATCTGATGTGAACTGTATTTCCCCCAGTACAAATCTAAAATACTCATATAGGTTTGTGGTAACAGGAGGAGTTTGAGTTTGATCCACATTTTGAAAATTCATTGCTAAAATTTGCAATTCAAAAGTGGTGCTACCTGGTGAAACCCCTGTCAACGCAATACCTTGTTGAGCTGTTGCGTCTGTTATACTGCTATTAAACTTGGTAAAAGTACAAGTAGTTGTAGGGGAGCTTAAAAAATTATTAAATAAATCTGTAAATGAAGTTCCTGCATCAGCTGTAGCCAAAGGGTTAAATCTCCCGTCAGCCAAAATCCCTGTACCTATTGCGTCTAAAAACAAAGAAGAAGATAAAAAGTCATAAGAGTTTTGGTAGTCTTGGTCTAGCGTTACACTAAACTGAATATCAAAAACACCATTAGTAAACTCATCATTTGCCGTTCCGCAAGGAGCTAAAGCGGTGTCCCCGCCTAATTCAGCGTGTTCTATTCTAAAATTAAAACCTAACGCAGCGCCTTGTTTTAACTTTCCGTCTATTTCTGCTAAATCAATAGTTATTTTAGAATTTGTTATACTTACCGATGATCCAGATAAAGTGTAAGCATCTCCATTACCTGGTAGTCCTCCTGGTAATTCAAGAAACTCTACGCTAAGGGGTAAATAGCTCGTGTTATAATCTAAAGATATGTTTGAGCCTTCAGCCGACCCTCTAGTAAAATTGTATCCATCTACATAATTACCATATAACAACCTATTGCCCATTATTGTTTGAGCCTTTGCAATCCTAGGAACATTGTCATAAAGCCTTAAAAGCTCGTCATTACCTATTACCGTATAAATTTTGCTGTTTGTAAAAGTATATGTTTTCTGAGTATCATCAGCCCATCCATAATCTTCTTTTTTAAATCTTTCAATTACATAGATAACATTAGAGTTTGTGTCTTTATACAACAAATCAATTTCAGTAACTCTTTTGCTTCCAGTACTAAAAGTTATAACAGCCCCATTAAACCTGTTAATCATACCACTGTTTAAGTAGTTTCTAGTGTCAAATGCAAAATCAGATGTAGCAAAGGCTGGAACAGTAAAAAGAGATGTTGCGCTATAGCCGCCGTTTAAATATCGATACCTATAAGCAAAACATATAAATCTTTCTCTTATGTAGTTTTCTTGCCCTGGCAAACTAACTAGCTGTACGCCAGGGACAGACAAAGGAATATTTGAGCCAACAGCGTCTTCAAATCCAGGGGGTTTTAAAATAACACTTATATCCTCTTCTTCTATTTGATCAACCAACCCTATAGGATAAGGATAACTCTGAACCACATCTATGACTCGAGGAGGATTTTTGTCATCAGTAAAATATAAAAATTTTCCATCTACCAAATCAATACCGGTAATTAAAAACTCCGGGTCAAAATTTAAAACAGTAGTAGAAATCACATGATATTGAACAATTAAATTTGTAGTATTAAAAGAAACTATCAAATCTAATTTTCCTGTTTTTACAGGATTATTACTATCATGGACAAACCAGTAAATGGTTTCTCTTTGACCATCCTCATAAGCGCCTATGCACTGCGCCGCAGATGATAACGCTTGTCCTTGAAATTGCAAAGTTGTTAGCTGGTCATTTCCTTTAGAGTTTTCTACCGCACCAATCTCAGTTGTTTCAGTAGCCCCTAAACGGACATTCATTGCGTCTATGTATTCTCCTGGCGGAAGAAGTCTTTCGTCAATAGACTTATTCATTCTTCCAGCCACAAAATTTGTAGTAGTTATTGGCATATTATTTTATCCATTTATTCTGTCCTCTCATATTCATTAATAATCGGCCAGGATGTATATTGCTTAATCTAATTTTTGCATTTCTAAGCAAAGATGATTTATCTTTTCTTGCTCTATTAATCACATATTCTGTTACACCTATTCTTCCGTTTAATATAGAATATTTAATGTAAGCATAAATATATTCTTCAAATAATTTATTAAGATTAATTGCTCCATCTGTTCCATTCTCCATACCATCTGAAACATATTCTAAAACTACTGAAGATCCACCAATCATATTGCTAAAGTTTATTACTCCGCCTTGCTTGTTAATAGTAAATGTAGGGTTTGAATTTGCTGTTTCTGTGTTTAATCCAAACCTAGAACCAACAGCATAATCAAAGTACCAACACCCGTCTATACAACACCCTTCCTGTCCATGGTATGGGCTGTTCTCGTTTAAATATATACTTCTAGCAGTTGTCGACATTTGATTCAAGTCTAGCTCTGAATCCTGCGGTCTTAAAACATTTCCATCTTGGTCAAACAATATATTAGAGTCGTTGTCCTGAAGATAGGCAGAACTCCAATTAGTTTGAATATTTTCAGTTAATGGTTGTAAGATTCCATTCACAAATTGAGATATACGAACCCAATTAACATAGTCTTGAGGCAAAATAAAGCGTAACTGATTTGACACATCTAATTGAAGAATTTTAATTTCCTTCATAGCGTCATAATTTAGCTCTTGTATTCCTCTTTTTGCATGAAACAAAACTTGATATCTTTCTATATTGTTTATTAGTTCGTGGTTTCCTTGATACATTAACATAAAATTATTAACTATATCATTCAATGAAATATATTGGTACGACCCCCAATTTGAATCCGTAGGAGCTGTGCCTGAATTTTCGTAATATGCATAATCTGTAATATAAGTCATAATTTATTTTTTATTGTTCGTCAATGTTTTCCATTGCTAGTTGCTCTTTTCCAAAATTGTATACATCTGCTTCTCTTATTTCAATTCCTATAAATTGACATATTCTGTAAACCAAGGTAGGTTCATCTGACAAGGGTAATTCAAAATCTTGAAAATCTGCCTGCGTAGGATCAAATAAAGGCTCTCCCGCTTGTAATGTTGCATATGTCCAGTTAGGGTCAAGGGGATATCTCAAGTACTGAGAGTATATTTGACCAGGAGTGGTTATGGTTTCTGGATATACATTAATAGAATTTCCTAATGCCCCAACTGTTGCATTTCCTAAAACATAAGCGGGAAAACCTAATGATGGTGTGGTTAGTGGAGATGAGTTGAGATAAAATATTTTACTTTGTGTGACTCTCTCTACTTCTACAATTCCAGCGCTTGACACAACAACATAAGAGTTTCCAATTGTAGCTGCTGAACCAAATATATCAACAGAAATAGCTAACTGAGTATCAGAATTTATGCTTACCACATAAGCACTTTGACCAGCTGTTACGCTAGTGGCTGATGTAGAAGATACAAGTTGCCCAACCGATACAGTAGTTAAAAAAGTAGCGTTAGCATCAGTTAAAGTAAATGCTTGTGATTGAGTAGTTGTTCCGGTAGCAGTTGTAGTTGGATAATAATTAATTTTATTTATTAAATAATAATTTGATGGTAAAGAATATAAATTAACGCCATTGTTAATCAAGGCTTGAGTAGCAGAAAAACTATCTATAACTTCTATTATTCCTTTTGTTATATCCGCATATCCAGAGCCAGATTGACGCATATTTTCTTGCGTTAATTGACTATTGTATTGGTAGAAATAATTCTCAAACATATCAAGCTGAGCTTGCTTAGCGTAGAGATTAAAATCTTGAGGCGAAATATATCCATAATTGTTTTTGTTGGCGATTGCCAATACGGTATTTCTTACATCATTAATAGGCATAATTTCTTCTTTTTACAAAGATAGCAAAAAAAAAGAGGCTACTTTTTTTTGTAGCCTCTCTTAGTTTTGATTAGTTAGTCTTAGACTTTAGCAATATCTAAGATTAAACTTGAAGGCAACCATTCGTCATATTTAACATAAGGCCAATGTTGTAGTAAAGATTCTGTTATTGAATCTTCAAATCCATCTCTCATAGCCTCATCACCTGCTGCTACTGCTGCATGAGTAATTTTAATTACGATGCCTGATGGCCCACAATACTGAACATTAACTTCACTATTTATTGGGTCAGCAGATGCATTTTCTACAACTACTACTCCGTTAGTAGCAACTAATTGCTTAGAAGATACTGTAGCTGAATAGATAATATAATTTTTACCAGTACCTACACCATTTCCTTGCGCTGCTCCAATAGCAACTAAAGAGAGTGTGTTTGCGTCCACAACACTTGCGACAGTATACATTCTGTCATCTGAAGTATCATGCACTACATCGCCAACATTAACTACGCCACCTGTAAAAGTAGCAGCGCCATCCTGTAGCTCAAGGTTTCCTGATTCGTCTACTGTTGTCGTTCCACTTGCGACTGATTTTTGTACTGGAACTTCAACATACTTTTGCATAGCACTATACATTAGGCTATAGATATACCAGTAACGGCATTGCTTGGAATGTAGTCCACAGCCACATTAGTCCACCCTGTCGCAAGAGCTTTAACGATAGCATTTTGAACTTCATCTCTATAAGTCTCTACTCCTGCGTCTAAAGCATCAGTATAGGTTATAGTTGCAACTTTTCCTGAGCCATAAGACAAAGAAACCGTAGAAGTAGAAGCTTGTTCTACTAATTTAACATCCAGAATTGACAAAATTTGTTTTTGTTCATTTGTAACTGGAATTTGTAAGAATTTTTCCATAATAATAATAATTTATGAGTTAATAAAGTACAAAGATACTAAAAAAAAAGCCGCCCTTTTGGGCAGCTAATTTATAGTTGGTTAAGTTTTACTTTTTATTTTTTAACTTATTTTTTAATAATTTAAAAACTTCTAAACCTTCATCCGACTGCATGAAAGAACCTATTATATAATTAGGGTCTTCTCCATAAGGAATGGTTAGCATTTTTTTCTTATTATTAGGTAAGTTGTAATATACATCTTTGTTTGCGTTTCTGTAAGATATAAAGCCTGCCATAAAAAACTGATGGACAGTATCCATTAATTCTAACATTGGATCATTTATGGTATCCATAAAATCCTCTGGCCTAGATTTAGCATAAAGCAAAATGTCTCTTTTCAATTCAGGTATAGTCATTTTATCAACTCCATTACCCATCAACACTCGGCATACCGAAGTCAATTTTTGAACATCTTTAGTTATTGCTTTAGCTTCAAGCTGAGCCTCAAGCTCTGCCTCAACCCACTCAAGTTCTTGAGCCGCATCTCTTTCAGAATTAATTTCTTCAAACACCATTCCATTGCTTGGATGATAATGTAGAAATTGCTGTAAAGATTGATTTTGTTTTTCTACCAACAACATTCCGTCTTCAAAAACTATTGGCTCTAATATAGCGTTCCCATCTTGCTCGTCTTCAAACGGGCTTTTTTGATTTCTCGCATATCGTAAAGGTCTGTTTGTTCCTTGTTCTTCATCAAAGTATAGTAAAGGAGATCTAGCTGAATGTCTAGAAGCCAACATATAAGATAGTGGCTGATGGTCTTTTAAAAGTCTATAGGCTTTATTCTGGTAAGTTTTTTTTTGATTTTTCATTATAATATAATTTAATTTGATTTAAAAAATAAAAAGGGGGAAGTTAATCCCCCTAATTAATACTACTAATTGTTATGCATCTTGAAATAAGAAGAAGTTGTTTGCACCTAAAGTACATACAGCTCTTTCGCTCAAGAAGTTAACCTCCATTGCATCAAGATCTGTAGTTCTTGCACCACCAGCAGAACCAGTAATCCAAGTTTTGTAACGTCTGTCTTCAGTTTCAGAAGCTCTGTAACGAACATGAAGGAAAGGTCGCTTAGCGTTCTTACCTAAAATTTGGTCGTATACAGTTGTAGAACCAGCTGGAACTAAAAGTCCATTGATTGCACCTGCTTCAAGACCTCCACGCATTGTTGGGTCGTTTAAGTATTTCCAGTCAGACTTGTAAAAGTCATATCCTCTACGGAATCCTGTAAATCCTAAATTAAGAGCCATGTCCTTATCGTTGTCAAATAAACCATAAGAAGTACCACCTGCTCCGTAAGAGTTTTGTGATGCTAACATATCGTCAATGTCAAACGAGAATTGTCTGTTTACGAAAATTACATTTTCTTCAATAGCTCCTTGCTTATCAAGTCTTTGAATAACATTATCAAATTGAGCTAATGCAACTGGGTTTCCACCACCGAATACATTTCCTCTTGTTGATACGCTAAAGAAAATACCATCAGAACCAGAAAGGTTAGCTACACCTGCACCTACTCCTACTCCTTGTAGGAAGTCTGCTGCACCTGATGCCGCTTCAGCAGGAACTGCCTCAACCATCGCTGTTTCTAAGTAATCTTCAAATCTTAATCTTGTGTCGTGTTCAGACTTTAAATACCATAAGTATCCGCTTACGCCATCCTCACCTGTAACTTCAATCCATCCAATCTGAGCCATATCAGAACCAGAAACAGTGTATTTGTCTTTGATAATAATTGGCTTGTTGTCAAAAATAAAGTCATCAGCCTCGTTAGATCCTACCATTCCATTAGTTCCTTTTGCAAATTCAGAACCATAGATAAATATATCACATGATGTTGCTGCTACCATAGCTTGACCTGTTGCTTCGTAATATGCTACTGTAAAAGTACCTGGGTTAGCTGATGTTGGAGCTACTTTTACAATTGCTTTGTTTTGTAAAGTAGAACCTGGTGT